AAGAAGCTATTGTTGATTCAGATGATGACATATCAGCTGATAGACTTAAAAATGCTGCAGCTACTAAAAAGCTAGCTATATTCGACGCGTTTGAAATACTTAGTCGTATTGAAGAAGAAGAAAATCTATTAAACGATAAACCAAAAGAAGTTAAAGAACAAAGAGCTTTTAAAGGTTTTGCCGAAGGAAGATCTAACTAATGTACGAGCAGTCATTATATAAAGTTTTAAAAGACCACATAAAACCTAAAGTTCTTAAACGAATGAACAGGTATAATAAGTGGGAATATGGTTATAACAAAGAACACGATATTATTGTTATAAGTAAAACAGGTAGAATAGGTGATATATATGAAATACAAAACCTTAAAATAGCTTTACCTGAAAAAACAAAAGTACATAAATTTGAAACAGACAAATGGGAATATACTGAGTATCCTAAAGTTTTAAGTAAAATAAAATCAGTATTTGACTGGGAAGAATATCCACTAGACTTTAAAGAGAAATGGTATGATTACATCGATAATGAATTTACTCGCAGAGAAGAAGGGTTTTGGTTCCATAATAAAGGTATGGCTACTTACCTTACTGGTACTCACTATATGTACTTGCAGTGGAGTAAAATCGACGTTGGTAAACCGGACTTTCGCGAATCAAATAGATTATTCTATATCTTTTGGGAGGCTTGCAAAGCCGATGTACGTTCATATGGATTGTGCTACCTTAAGAACAGAAGATCTGGATTTTCATTTATGGCATCAGGCGAGGTGGTTAACCTGGCAACCATATCCTCTGACTCTAGATATGGAATACTATCGAAATCTGGACCTGATGCGAAAAAGATGTTCACGGATAAAGTGGTACCAATATCAGTCAACTATCCGTTCTTTTTCAAGCCAATACAGGACGGTATGGACAGGCCAAAAACAGAACTTGCGTTCAGAGTCCCGGCCACAAAATACACCCGTAAGAAACTTGAAACAAAACAAACGCTACGCGAACTTGACGGGCTCGACACAACGATCGACTGGAAAAACACGGGCGACAACTCGTATGACGGCGAGAAACTCAAGCTCCTCGTCCACGATGAGAGCGGTAAATGGGAGCGTCCGACGAACATCCTCAACAACTGGCGTGTCACGAAAACGTGTTTACGATTAGGTAGTAGAATTATAGGTAAATGTATGATGGGTTCAACAAGCAACTCATTAGATAAAGGTGGAGACAATTTTAAAAAACTTTACAATGACTCAGATGTCACTCAAAGAAATGCAAATGGACAAACTCGCTCTGGATTATATAGCTTGTTCATACCTATGGAATGGAATTACGAAGGATACATTGATTCTTATGGAATACCTGTCTTCGATACGCCAAAGAAACCAAAGCAAGGACCTCAGGGTGAAACAATTGATTTAGGTGTAATAGAATACTGGAACAATGAAGTAGATGGTCTTAAAAAAGATCAAGACGCTTTAAACGAATTTTATAGACAATTTCCACGCACAACTAAACACGCTTTTAGAGATGAATCAAAAGAATCTTTGTTTAATCTAACTAAAATTTATGAACAAATAGATTTTAATGAAGATTTAAGAAATTCAATAAATGTTACACAAGGTAGTTTTCAATGGCAAAATGCAGAACAAGATACAAATGTTATATTTGTTCCTAATGATAATGGTAGATTCAGAGTAAGTTGGGTGCCACCTTCTCATATACAAAATAGACGCTATAAGAAAAACGGTGTTAATTATCCAGGTAATGATTTCATGGGAGCATTTGGTTGTGATCCATATGACATATCTGGCACTGTAGATAAAAGAGGTTCTAAAGGATCTTTGCACGGCCTAACTAAGTTTTCAATGGAAGACGTGCCACCTAATCACTTTTTTTTAGAATACATAGCAAGACCGCAAACAGCTGAAATATTTTTTGAAGATGTGCTTATGGCTTGCATATTTTATGGTATGCCAATACTTATAGAAAATAATAAACCAAGAATTTTATATTATTTTAAAAGAAGAGGTTATAGAGGTTTTTCAATGAATAGACCTGATAAAAAATACAATAAATTATCTGTAACAGAAAGAGAGCTCGGCGGCATACCTAACTCTAGTGAAGATATAAAGCAAGCACACGCTTCTGCTATAGAAACATATATAGAGCATTTTGTTGGATTAAAAGAGTCTGGTTATGGTGACGTTTATTTTCAAAGAACGCTAGAAGACTGGGCTAAATTTAATATAAACAATAGAACAAAACATGATGCTTCTATAAGTTCTGGATTAGCTCTAATGGCTTGCAATAAGCATAGATATTCTCCAGTAAATAAAAAAATTATAGAACCTGTAGATTTAGGTATCAAAAGATACGACAACAGGGGAACTACATCAAAAATAATAAGTTAAATGAATATATACACTAATTCAAATAGCGCTTTTCCAAGTCAAGTTGTTAGCGATGCTGAAAAAGCAAGTCTGGAATATGGCAGTCAAGTAGCTATGGCTATTGAATATGAGTGGTTCAAATCTGGTCGAACAAACGGTAACACGTATTTGACTAACTGGAATAACTTTAATACTCTTAGATTATATGCTAGAGGAGAACAGCCTGTTCAAAAATACAAAGATGAATTATCTATTAATGGTGATTTGTCTTATCTTAATTTAGACTGGAAACCAGTTCCTATTTTATCTAAATTTGTAGATATAGTTGTAAATGGTATATCAGCTCACTCTTATGACGTTAAGGCTTATGCTCAAGACCCTGATTCTGTAAAGAAAAGAACTGAATACGCGTCTAAGATATATGAAGACATGATTGCTAAAGATTATTTAGATAATTTAAATCAAACTCTTGGAATAAACTTATATCAAACTTCAAATCCTGAACTTCTACCTCAAAACGAAGAAGAATTAGAATTGCACATGCAGCTTTCTTACAAGCAAAGCATAGAGATAGCTGAAGAAGAAGCTATATCTTCTATTATGGCTCAAAATAAATATGAGCTTACTAAGCGTAGATTTAACATGGATTTAGCTGTCTGTGGTATCGCGGCCGCTAAAACAAATTTTAATACTTATAACGGAGTTACTATAGTCTATGTTGATCCAGCG